TGCTGATGCGTTAATCGGTCATAACATTATTGGTTTTGATTTGATGGCATTGGAAAAACTTTATGGATGGAAACCGTCTTCTAAAACTGCTTTGATCGATACATGGGTCATGAGCCAGACATTGCAGTTTAACCGACAACATAAGCATGGCTTAGCAGGCTGGGGTAGCTATCTTGGCTTTAATAAAATGGATAACAGTGAATGGGCTGCTGACGGATTTAAGACATACGATCCGCGAATGATCGACTACTGTATTCAAGACGTAAAACTAAATACTAAAGTTTACGAAGTATTACTGGCCGAGTTAGAAAAAGCTATACAAATCAATGACTTAATCAAGAAAGGTTTGAGAGTCGAGCATGATGTAGCTGAGTTCGAAGCTATAGTACGTAAGACTGGCTGGCTGTTTGACTTAAATAAAGCTCAGGAAAACTTACGACTTATGACAAGACACATGAATAAGATTGAGTCTATCATTGAGCCTAAGCTAGGTACAACTAAAGTATTTATAGATAAAGCACCTAAGACTGCTAAGTATACTAAGAAAGGATTGTATACAGCTACTACAGCTAGGATACTGTCTGAGTATTTAGGCAACAATGTAATAGGCGAAGATGCTTTATCAGATAATCCTCCAATACAACCTGGTCAGGAGTTTCAAAGAAGCAAAATAGAAAAAGTAACACTGAGTAACATGGAACTAGTTAAAGAGTGGTTACTATCTATTGGCTGGAAACCAGATGATTGGAATGTAAAGCGTGGACATACAGGTAACTGGATACGTACAGGACCTAAACTTACATCAACGTCACTAGCAAAACTAGGTAGGCAAGGTAAGCTAATTGATAGGTACTACACTATTAAGAACCGTAAAGCTACTATCGAATCATGGCTAGAAAGGATTCAGAAAGATGGCACAGGAAACTATCGTCTTCATGGTAGGATGTTTACTATTGGTACTCCTAGCTTTAGATGCCGTCACGAAGTTATCGTTAACTTACCAGCAGTGGATGCAGAGTATGGTAGAATGCTTAGGGAACTATTCATTGCTGAACCAGGTTATAAAGTTGTTGGTGCGGATTCCGCTGGGAATCAGCTGCGTGGCTTATGCCATTACGTGGGAGATAAATCCTACACAGACTTGGTGGTTAATGGGGATCAACATACACGCAATGCTGATGTTCTTGGTTGCAGTAGGAGCGTGGCTAAGTCTTTTCTCTACGCTATTCTATTTGGTGCAGGCGATGCAAAGCTTGGTCAAACTCTTACGGGGGTAAGTAGTGCGCCTAAAGGTAAAGAAGCCAGACAAAAGTTTATGAATAACTTACCTGGGTTTGAGCAGCTAGTTAATAAACTACGTGGTGTATTTAATCAGTATGGTTGTATACCAGGACTAGATGGTCGTAAGATCTTTGCTAGATCTGATTACCAAGTACTTAATTATTTATTACAAACTACCGAAGGTATTACTTGTAAAGCAGCTTTAAGTTATGCTATGAATAAAATTAAAGAGGAAAAGCTTGATGCTTATCCTGCTATATTCTATCATGACGAGCAAGCATGGATTGCAAGTGATAAAGATTCTAAACGTGTAGGTGAAATACTACAAGAGTCTTTTCGTGAAGCACCTAAATGGTTTGGTGTTGAATGCATGGATGGTGGTGACTATGTAATAGGCAACTCATATGCGGAGGTACACTGATGACATGGGTAGAAGTATATTATAACTTACATAAGAGAACCTTTTCAGTAAGACAAGCAGGTAGAGTATGGTTTCATACTAATGTACTGACATTACATAACTGTAAGTTTGCAGTACAACCTGCTGGTCGAGCAAAGGTTCTCAAAGAAAAGAAAAAGAATGTACACGCTTTTATAAGAGGATTCTTTGTTAGAGGTGACGATCATACTAATCATAGAATGCTTCATAAGTCACAAGCAATGTACAACCCGTATTACTTTTCTACATTTGTAGACGTAAACACGGGCGAACCAGTATACGAAGCTGATACAGTTTATTTAAATAACTGTTGGCCTAAACCGGAGATTTATTATGAGAGTTCCAAAGGTTCCAGTAAAAATAAAGCTTCCGTTAATAAACCCAGTAGCAAGAGCATTGCTGCGTGAAAGGAAAGCTAAACAGGTTATACCTGATAAGAAAAAGTATAACCGTAAACGCGATAAATATAAGGACATTACATGAAATTATTTATTGATGCCGATAGTATTATGTTTAAAGCTGCTTGTACTCAAGACACTAAACACGATACTCGAGTTGTTACTCGTAAAATAATAGAAGACACTATTGCAGATACATTTGCAGATGAAACTTACATTGCTATAAAAGGCAAAGGTAATTTTAGATATGATATATACTCTGGCTATAAGTCTTCTCGCAAAGATAAACTAGATGATAAGCTTAAAGAACGTCTTAATGATGCTCATGCTTACCTAGTTAATGACTGGTCTGCTGTACAATCAGATGGTATGGAAGCTGATGATGTAGTATCTATATGGTCTTATGAAGCAAGAGAAGCTGAAGAAGACTTTGTGATTGCACATATTGATAAAGACATAAATCAAGTGCCTGGTAATCACTACAACTACAACTCTAAGCAGATCTACTTTGTTGATGATGAAGTAGCTGACATGAATTTCTGTACACAATTACTTATAGGTGACAACGGTGATGACATACCTAAAGTAAAGAGAGGTTATGGTATTAAAACAGCACAGAAAGCTCTTGCTGAAACTACATATGATAATCGTATGGATACTGTAGTAGATGTATGGCAACGACTATATGGTAAAGGCTGGGAAAAGCAGCTCAATATGGTTGGTAACTTAATTTACATGAAACGTACATGGGATCTTGAGGAGTGGAATTATGAAGATCGTTATACCAGGAAAGCCGATGTCGGCAAACAGAATGGAAGGGATACGAGCGATACGCACGAAGGACGGAAGGAACTTCACGCAGACGTACCCGACCAAAGAGTACAAGGAGTTTCTTGAACGATTTAAAGAAGCTACTGAAGATCAAAGTTGGCAGTTCGAAAGAGCTGCCGACATTAAAATAGTATTTAACGTGTTCTTTAGTAACAGAGCGTCAGACCTAGATAACGTACTTAAACCGTCTTTAGATGCGTTGCAAAAAGTATTTGAGTGGAACGACAGATACTGTTATGAAATAGAAGCACACAAGCACCTTGTAAAAAGAGGTGAAGAAAAACTGGAGATAAATATTGAACAATTATGTAGACAATAAGCGCTATCCTTGCGAAGATTGTGGAAGCTCTGACGGTGTAATGTTTGACTCTACTGACAATCACACGTATTGCTTCGCATGTGGGACATATCGTAACGAAGATGCTAAGATATTTACAAAAGTATTACAGCATAGCGATAGAGTAAAAGGAGTAACAAGTAATGGACCCAATGCCGATACAAATAATAATGGACAACTGGACATCGCCGATATTCATAAGTATCCTTGTTTTGGTATGCCTAGTAGAAATATTTCGGAGGATGTAGCAAAATACTTTGGTGTTAAGACACATCAATATGATGACAAGCCAGCACATTTCTATCCATATGGAGATGATGCTTACAAGATACGTATACTACCTAAAGAATTTAGAATGATTGGTAAAGCTAAAAAGCTTTTTGGTCAAGATAAATTTACAGGTGGTAGAATGCTAGTCATTACTGAAGGCGAGATAGATGCCCTAACAGTAGCACAGGCTTGCTTAGACTTTAACAAAAGGATATATCCTGTTGTATCTATACCGTCTGCTAACCAGCTGCAAATACTATTACAGCAACGAGAGTGGATTAGACGATTTGAATCTGTTATACTATGGTTTGATAATGATGCTGCAGGTATTAAGGCTATAAACGAAGCTAGTAAAATTATTGGCTTTGATAAAGTAAAAGTAGTATCATCAGATCAAAAAGATGCTAGTGATTTATATATGAAACACGGTGCAAAGGAAGTTACAAATGTAATATGGAATGCACAAAAGTATAATCCAGCTGGCATACTTAGTGGTGAAGCTATATGGGATAAGTTTGTAGAAAGACAAAATACAGAATCAATACCTTATCCTCCTTGTCTAAATGGTCTTAATGAAAAACTAAAAGGCATGAGACAAGGTGAAATCACTTTGTTTACTAGCGGCACAGGCTCAGGTAAATCTACAGTTATTAAAGAAATAGTATGGCACTTACTTCGTACTACTGACGAAGAAAAGGTTGGCCTTATATCTTTAGAAGAAAGTGTAGGTGATACAGCTGAAAAGTTTATTGGTATGCCTATTAATAAACGGGTAGGAGGAGAAATACCTGTTACCGACAAAGAACTAAGAGATGGTTTTGAAGCTGTATTTAAAGACGAACGTCTTATATTGCTAGACCACCAAGGCTCTGTTGATGATAGCTCTTTGATAGATAAGATAGAATACATGGCTCTTATGGGATGCAAGTATTTATTCCTAGACCACATTACTATTGCAGTCTCAGAAGGTAGTGAAGGACTATCAGGTAACGAAGCAGTAGATAAAGTTATGAGTGACTTACTAAAGGTAGTAAAGAAACATAACGTATGGCTAGGTATTGTAAGCCACTTACGTAAGTCAAGTGGTGGTGCATTCGAAGAAGGCAACATGGCTTCTATTGACGACATTAAAGGCAGTGGTAGTATCAAACAAATATCGTTTGACATTATCGCTTTTTCAAGAAACTTAGTAGCTGTAAACGAGTCTGATCGTAATCAGATTAAGTTTTCAGTTCTTAAATCTAGGTATACAGGCTTAACAGGACCTGCTGGTAACAGTAAGTACAACCAAGTAACTGGTAGATTAGAGAAAGGAGATGGCTTTGAAATTATCTAAGGACGATGCGATGTACATGAACATTGCTAGAGTAGTAGCTCTTAGATCTCGTGACGAACAATTCAAGGTAGGTGCAGTAATAGCTAAGGGTAATAAGATCCTTAGCTACGGCTGGAATGGTACACCTCACGGTATGGATAACAATACACGAGACTCTAAAGGTAAAACTAAATGGGAACTAGTACACGCAGAAACAAACGCAATAACTAAATTAGCAGCTTCAACTTCGTCTTCTGAAGGAGCTACCTTGTACTTAACTCATTCACCATGTAAAGATTGCACTAAACTTATACTACAAGCAGGTATAAAAAGAATGATATATGCTGAAGTATATAAGTCTAACAAAAACGGTAAACGAGTACCTGAGTTAGAAGCATTAAAGTTTTTATTAGATAACGGTGTGGAGGTGCATGAATGCGAAACATTGAAATAAGAGAGAATACTAATGAAGTTATTAGGTATCCTGAGGATATGTATTGTGTTTATTTTCATCAAGACCCAGACACTGATGAAGTAATTTATGTAGGTAAAGGTACGTTACATCGAGCTTATCAGATTACAAACCGTAGTTATGATCACCATGTATGGTTACTAGATAAGCTTGATAACTACAAGATACAAGATATTGTTAAGATAAAAGGCGGTCAAATGACCGACAAAGAAGCTACTATTGTAGAAGCTCATGAAATAAAATGTTGCCTAAGAAAGGGATCTGACTTACTCAATGTAGCTCAGAATCCTTTTCGCAAAACAAGGAGAATGAATGCAGAATATAATAGATTATCTGGAGCAGAAGATACTAAGCACGCCACAAAGGTGGGCAGTGAAGCTAGTACTCGAACACGAGTTACAGCCGAAGCAACTAGTATATGATGCATTAACTATACTACAATATCACTTTAGAAAAACGTCTACATCTGAGTCAGCTACGTGTAAACTTACTGCAGCTTCAGTTGCAATAGGTAAAAACGTACTACTCAGACAAGGTGTAGAGCTAGGTTTTAGAGCCGACGTAACAGTCGGCGACCTAGTTCTAGAAGCTTTCTATGAATGTGGTTACATAAAAATATTTAGAGCTCCTACTGAAGCGCAAGTTGAGTGGGAGAAAAACCCGGTAGGTAAAAAGCCATTTAGCCGGGCACCGTACATGATTGAAACATCAGATAAGTGGTTACAAATAGGATCATTACCATCTGATGTAGTCAATGAACTAATACAAAATACCTCATTTACTAAAATTAATCGTGTCCATCATTTGTTTCAGGAGAATGGACATCCTGTTATTAAGCATTGGGGATATGATAAGGACCAAGATTTCAAGGATCTGTTAGATCAACCGTTTGTTAATGCAATAAACAAGCTGCAACAAACAGCGTGGACTATTGATAACGACATCTTGGAAGCAGTAATAAAAAACAAACGTAAGTTTGTAACTGAAACCTTAAAGGTATCAGATGAGACCGGTAAGAACTACCGTTACTGCATTTTTGGTAACAACGATGAGTTACAAGGCAAAGACTTATACTGGAATAATACCGTCTTTAAACCAGAGTTAGGCAATAAGTCTTTGGAAAAGAAATATTACAGCGAGTTAAGACGTTTAACTAACAAGCTACGTAATAAGCCTAACAAAAAGCTATTGGAAAAAGCTCAGGCTAAGTATGATGAAGCTGCTACTCACTGGAATGCTAAGTTAGTATTACTTAAAAACCGTAGTAAGTTTGATGCATACAACATGACTATACAGAAAGCCGAAGCATTGAAGGATAAAATCTTCTTTCAGTATGTAGATGCCGACTACCGTGGCAGGCTATACTACCGTGAATCATATCTAAACTATCAAGGTAAAGATATGGAACGTGGTCTAC